CGACGAACGCGCCGTTCAGCAGCTCCCGCGTGACCCGCGGGGTGCCGTCCTTGCGGTCCGTGGTGGCCTTGCGCAGAAACGCGACGCTGGTGGTGCGGATGTGGCCCTCTTTGACCAGGGCGCGGGTCTGCTGGGCCAGCGGCGTGGACGCGAACGTGCCGCGCACCCGCAGCGAGCCGTCCGCTTGGATCTCCGGCCGGCCGGAGCCCACCGTGGAGGACACGGACATGCCGTGGTCGACGTCGAACGTGACGTGGTCCGGCAGCGGCGTCTGCCACTCGGTGGATTTGACCTCCTCGCCGTCCCGGTCCCGCGCCGGCGTCGACAGGATCACGTCGAACGCGCCGTGCGGCGCACTGTCGTCCTCCACTGGCGAGATGGACGCCAGAGCGTCCTTCAACACGACGTCCATCAGTTCTCCTTCTGTCGGGCGTAGGACAGTGAGCAGTTGCAGTGCGCGGCGTCCTTGGCTCCGCCGTCGCCCGGGTACTCCAGGCCGTTGCTGAATGGCTGGCCAACGCGCACCGTCTCCCCGTTCACCTGGGCGTGCTCCGGTCGCGGATTCGAGCCCGTGTGCCACGTCTTGAAGACGGCGCCGGCCTGCTTCGCGCCGGACTCCGCGGCCTGGTTGGCGACCTGGGTGACCCGCGTGTCCGCGATCTGCTGCAGCCGGTCTCCGCTATCGGTCAACCGGCCGAACACCCTCTTCACCGCGTCCACGGCGGTCAGTCCGGCAGCAAGCGCCGCGCCGAGCTGCCCCAGCGTCGCGCCGTTGATGGCACCAGCGGCGTCCGCGGCGTTCTGCTGCACCGCCGCGTCCATATGCGCCGGGTCGTAGCTTCCGCCCAGCTGCTGCGCGGCCTGAGCGCCGAAGGTCTGTGCCGTCGCGGTGCCCAGCACCGCCAGCTGCTGTGCCAGGGCGCCGTTCCAGGCTTGCGGGTCGAAGCCGGTCTGCGCGGTCACTTCCTGAGGCGTAGGCGCGTCACCGAGGGCCTTCCAGCGGGTGTTGCCTGCCAGCGCGGCCGCGATACCGGCCATGCCTGCGGCCTGGTCCCGCTGCCGGGCGAACAGGCTGCTCAGCCGACGCACGTGCTCGTCGACCAGGCGCTGCCGGCGCGCGTCCGGCGCTGCCTTGGTACCGGCGAGGCGGCCCAGGATCGACCGCACCGCCTTGGACTGCTCCTCTGCCGTTGCCAGGGCCTCGCCCTCGCCGTCCGGCGTCGTAGGGACCGTCACCGTGGTGTTCGTCCGCACTACCGGCGTCCCCAGCGGCTGCATGGCCTGGTTGGCGTACAGCTGGTCCGCCTCCGGGCCGGCCTTGGCCAGGGAGAACAGCGGCCGTGCCTCGCCCGGCTGCATGATGCCGGATGTCACAAGCTTGACCGCAGCATCTGCCCGGGTCTCGAAGTCCCCGCGGAGCACCTCGTCGAGGTTGAAACGGGCCTGCAGGGACGCGTCGAAGTCGGGGGCGAGCTGGGCGTCGAGCTCGGCTTCCCACATCCCCAGCCGGGGCGCCATCGTGTCCCGGTACATCGACCGCATCTGCTCGGTGATGTTGGAGTACGTGGCGTTGTCCAGGATGTGCACCACCGGCGGCGGGATGTCCGCCGCGGCACACACCTCCTCGCGGTTGAGCTTCCGCGACTCGATGTACTGCATCTCCTCGGCGGACAGCTGCAGCACCTTCGGCTCCATGCCTTCCTCGAGGATGGCCGTGCCGCCCATGTTGTCCGCGCCCGCGTGCCGTTGCTCCCAGCTCGCCCGCAGCCGGTCCGCGGCCGGTTTGGAGATCGTGCCGGGGTGGATGAGCGCCACCGACGGCCGCGCCCCGCGCTTCCACCACGAGTCCGTGGCCCGGCGGATGGAGTCCTCGTTGGCCAGCGTCCGCCGCAGCGGCTCCAGCTGGGACATGCCCCGCATCAAGTTGTCGGGGTTGTAGGCCTTGAAGTGGATGACGTCTGCCTCAGGGATCGGTGGCAGCAGCGTGGTGTTCCGTACCCCGGAGGTGAAGATGTAGACGATTTCGTCGCTGTCGTCGATCCGGCGCACAACAGTGTTCATGGGGTGCATCGGGTGGAGCTCCCGCACGCGGCCGCGCTTGTCCCGCAGCTTCAGCAGGATCGCCTCGCCGTGGATCTCATAGGTTGAGGCGACCCACAGCCACATGAACGCGGAGCTCATGCGCGGGTTCGGCCGCGCGAGCAGCTGCCCGTAGTCCGAATCGGCCGCGCCAATCAGGCCGCCGTCGGACGGCTGCCAGAGGTTCATGCCGAGCCGCGCGGTGGAGACTCCGATCTTCCGGCACACGGTGTAGACCCACAGCTGACGCCGGTACATCTCGGTGTACAGCTGGAACAGGCCGTCGAGCTGCAGCGGCGACTGGGTGTAGTAGTTGCCGCCCACATACAGCGGGGTTGTCTCGCCGAGCGCCTCGGACTGGGCCGGGAACGCGGCCCCGTTGGACAAGAACATGCCTCTATGGCCTCCCGTCCGGTGCCTGCATGTACGCCACCCGCGCCCGCTCCAGGTACAGCGAGCCGTCCACCGGCCGCCGCCCGCCCTTGTCGTCCAGCGCGCCGGCATCGACCAGCACCAGCACCCGGCGGTCCACGTCCTCCACCAGGCCGTCGAACGTCGCCCCGTCCAGCAGGGTCACCACCAGCCGGGTCCTCACAGCACGACGCAACAGCCGCTCACGACGGAACACCTGGCGCTTCCTCTCTCACAGGACGAGGAAACCGCGCTCCTCGTACACCGACGGGCCCGCCTGCTCGGTCCGCAACGTCCGTTCCAATGCATTGACCAGCGCTGACACGCCGTCGATCTTGTCGGCGCCCCGCGCCTTGTCCGGCTTCACGTTGCCCGCCGTGTCCTGGGCGACGGCCAGGTTGTCGACCATCCACCGCAGCACCGGATTACCGCCGTGCCGCAGCACCGGCCGCTCGACGGTGCCCTGCAGCACCAGCCGCAGCAGCTCCTTCGTCGGCGCGGACAGCGACGCGAAACCCTGCCCGATCGGCGACATCGGCAGACCCTCGCCGACCAGGTCGTTGACCATCTGCGAGGAGTTCCACCGGTCATACGCCACGTCCCGCACGGTGAACTTCTCCGCGTCCCGCCGGAGCTGTTCCTTGATCCAGTCGTAGTCGGTCACGTTGCCGGGCGTCGTCGTCAGCCAGCCCTGCCGGGCCCACACGGTCGCCGCGCCCGCTGTGCGCTTGTCCAGGGCCCGAAGGTTGTCCTCCGGCGTCCACAGCCGCCACAGCGCGTCATACGTGCCGTCCTCGGCCGGGAACAGCCAGCACAGAGCGGTGAGGTCGGAGACGGAAGCAAGGTCGAGTCCGCCGTAGCACTCCCGCCCGATCAGCTTCTGCTCGTTGACCAGGCCCGCGTTCACATCCCACGCCGGGAGCTCGATGTACTTCGTCTCTTGTTTCGTCCGCAGCCCCAGATGCAGCCGCAGATACTTCGCCAGGTCCGCCGGTGACTGCTTCGCCTCGTTGGAGGCCTTTGCCAGGTAGGCCCTGGTCGGTGAGATGCCGTAGCCGGGGTTCGCCTTCCGCCACGTCGCCTCGACGTGCGGGTCGTCGTCCTTCTCAGCCGCCCACACCACGCCGTAGAACGTCGGATCGGTCAACGCGCCGCGTGCCAGTTGCTCGCAGTACTCCCGCTTCCGGGCGTAGATCGTGTTCTGCCCGCCCGCGTCCGCCGTGGTGATCATCGCGATCAGCGGCTGCCGCCGGGAGCCGGTACCCGTCTCGATCGTCTCCACCAACTCCGGGCTCTTGTGTACGTGGAGCTCGTCAACGATGCCGGAGTGCAGGTTGGCGCCGTGCTGCGCGTCCGCCACGCTGCTGACGACCTCGAAGTACGAGCCCGACCGCTTGTGAATGATCTTCTTCTTCAGCGCTTGCACGTGCCCCTTGAGCGCCGGCGCCTTCTCCGCGAGCTGCTTCACCGGCTGGAAAACAAACCCGGCCTGCCGCTCCGAGGTAGCCGCCGCGACCACCTGGGCGCCCGGCTCGCCGTCCCCGCACGTCATGTAGATCGCGATGCCACCGCACAACGTGCTCTTGCCGTTCTTGCGGGGCACATCGACGTACAGCGTCCGGATGATCCGCACGTAGCCGCCGGCGTCCTCGTCGAAGTGCACCCACCCGAACACCGGGGCCAGGATGTACGCCACCTGCCACGGGTCGGGCTTGAGCGGCTGTCCGGCCCACTGTCCTTGCGTGTGCCGCAGCAGCCCGAACGCCTTCAGCACCTTGTCGACCCGCTCCGGATCGAACACCGCCCCGGACGCATCCCGCGGCTCCGGAGTGC